TCAGATGGCTATTGTTTGGGGCATGAGTGGGGTATTGTCATTAAAACCAGCGTTCAAAATAGCCATCTGATCAAGGTTATTCTCTGACATCCATTTCCCGTATACGTTGTAAATCATCTGTGCCGATGCGTGGCCCATTTGATTTGCTACAAAGTTTGGATTGGCCCCCGCACTTAATGCCCAGCATGCAAATGTGTGACGAGATTCGTATGCTTTTCTGTGCCTAATTCCGGCCTTCTTTAACATGGTATTCCATGCTGTTCCAATTGACCCAGGGGAATACCAATGACCACCATTGCCATTTCTAGCTGAAATCTTTGGACAGAACACAAAAGTACACTGATCTACTCGTTTCTTGGCAAATTCCCTCAAGTTAACTGTGATGTCATGACATTCACCAAGGCGCGTCATCGCCATCTGGTTTTTCAATGCTTCAATGGCGGGATAGGTTAGTCTAATCTCTCTATTCCCAGAGTCTGTTTTTGGAGGGGTAAAGTGGTTAATAACTGCCATATTCCTTCTGATAGTTATAGTCCAATTTTTAGTGTCGATATCTTCCCAGCTTAATGCGCATATCTCGCCGTGTCTCATCCCTGTGTTTATTGCTAAAATCCAGATGTTTTTCATTTGCTCTGAGGGTGAAGCTGATAAAAATCGCTGATACTCACTTTTTGTCAATGGGTCTGGATCGGGCCTTCCTTTTTTCAGCGGGGAAACTCCAATCATGGGATCTTTATCTGAGTACCCATTCTGGAAAGCAAAGCCAAGCATGGCACCAAGACATGAGATGTATACATTAACTGTTGGCACAGACCGTCCTTTTTTCATTGAGCGATTTTTTTGATGATGCCCAAGGATTTGAAAGCCAGTTAACAATTCCCTCCTTAGGGATAAAATATCCTCTTGAGTTATAGAAGAAATCAGCCTATTACATCCAATAATGTTTGTTGTAACAGAGATAAATGACTTGTATCGACTAAATGCATTAGTGGTTAAGTCCATTTCTTTTAGTGAGAGCCATTTGTTTGATAGCTCGTATAGAGTCATGTCTTTTCTTGCTTGCCCGAACTTTGCCAGGTTAGGCGAGTTAGGAAATTGAACCGCATAATCAAAAGTCCCTGTTTTTATTGTGAAACAGATAGATGATCGAAGATCTCCTGCAATCCTTCTATTTTTAGGCGTGTCTGGCACACCAAGAGCTTCGCGCACTCTCACGCCTTTATAGATAAACCACAGGCGCAATTTCCCCCCGTGGTTTTCAACGCCGGTTGGATACTTAATCATTCACATTCCCTCATTAGTAAATGGACTGGTATTTAAGCAGATTTCTTTCGTGATATCGCTGCTGGTTGCCGTTCTATCCACTTATCTATCTCATCTCGATTATAAAAACACATGCTGTTGTCGCGCGGCTGACCATCAGGGGAAACGTGCTTATATTCTCTCCCCTCCATCCATGATGTTTCGCGAGCTGTCTTGATGGTGTTTTTCTTCAAACCGGTAATTGACATCAACACAGCTTCAGAAACCCAGCGCGAAGGTACAAGCTGAATAACATTATCCATTTTGGCCTCTTATCTCTTTATCAATCCCATCACCTATTCCACTTAAACTGACCATTCAGCACACCGATGGCGAAAAGAAGCCAAGCCAGCTTGTAGCCAAGTGGCTTTAGCTTTTCGTAATGTCGAAGAATGATAGGGCGGGTGATGGAGTCTTTATTTGTGTTAGCCGGCAGAGCGGCGAGGGTGGTTTTAATTTCGTTGTTACACATTCTTGCGGCTGACAGGAGGGCGTTTTGTTTCTCTTCTGGAGTCACTTATCACCACTCCTTTACCCACAGCAACCAGAGCGCTACACCGACGCCGACGATAAGCAGTATCCAATCCAGATATGCCATTACAAAACTAAGATCATCCATCAATGAATCCCCTTCATAGCATCACCCACAACATAGACAATCATGCATATAGCGAAGAGGGTGATGATTATCGCCATCAGTATATCTGTTGATAATTTGAGTCGCTTCATGCTGCCTCCGAACTGCCAGGTATTAATTTGATTGATTGATCGCACTCATTGCCCCAGGCATCCCACCCCTCTAAATCCTTCCTTGAAAACAACTCGATGCGCTTCACCTCCCCATACAGCAATTCCAGCCGGTGGCGTACTTCCCACGGTTTTTCGCTATGCTCGCCAAGCGGTGAGTAAACAACTTGCTTGATGCTGGCATTGATCCGCTCAAGGCCATTGCCGCGCACTGCGATCAGCACATCTTCCGTATTAGCCCGCGTATAGTTGCCGCCATTCATCCGCGACTGGGTATTGAGCAGGGCGAGAAAGTCGTAAAAGTCGTTAACCTCACCGGCCGCCAGCGCCTTATTTATGTGATCCTCTGCTAACTGATTCAGCTTCACCCAGGTGAAACCCTTCATCGTGCGAACCTGAAATCCCCACGCTTCAGCGAGCTGCTTGGCTTCGTCGTTAAAGTTTCCGGTGTACCACATAGCTAGGACTGCATCAGGTGCTGCGAGGGACCAAACAGGGAGGCGTTTTAAATCGGTGAGTGACATTGTGTTGTAATGATTAATTGCTGCGCCGTTACTGGCCTTGTTCCCGTACTGCCAGGGTGGGTCACAATAAATAAGCTGATATCCACTCATGCCGCCTCCATTATCTTTCTCACTTTCGCTTTCACTGACTTCACCGTTTTCACTGGTGTTGGCGGGACAACTTGCTTCGGTACCGGTCTCTTTGATTTATCGCCGGTTCGTAGCCGCTGCTTTATTTTCATGTCCCACAGGTAGCAGTCTTTGTGGTCACGCCCGTCATCCGGTGCGCGGGCAACAGTTAGAATTAGTTCGCTGATATCGTCCATCAAGCCACCTCATCATTTACCGGTTCTGATGTGAAATCATTAAGCGCCTTCTCGCATGCAAGGCTGACGCGAGTAATATGCTGCTGCATGGCTTGCAGGGATTCGATGTCTGATTTCATAACGCCGCGCATAATCAATGCGGTAATAACTTGGCTAAGTTTTGGGTAATAGCCGACAGCCTTTTCATATGCCTGCCCGGCATATTTACTATCTTTGCCAAACACATTTTTCTGACTGAGGGTGAACTGATATTCATCACTCGTAATGACGTAGTTTTCTATTTCTATACGCATAGGGAATCTCCAGATTTAGTGAAATCCGTTTCTGTGAGTCCGTGGTGGGGTTAAAACAAGTTACCGATACACTTCGCTGCACATGAGCACAGCGTTGGGCCTGCGCTCTTTAATTAGCGCTGAAGTGGTTAAGCATTCGGATTGAGTGGGGTAGATATCTTCGGTAACTGGTAGGGCATTGCAACTATCGTTAAAGCAGGAAGTAATGAGAAGAACAAAGCCGATTAGCATTAATCCTCCGCTGGCTTGGCTTCTAGATATAATAGTGTGCCGTCTTGAAAGTTATCCCAATCAGCTTGGTCATGTAAGCACACAACGCTGGCTTCACGTATGCCATCAGAACCGTAACTACCGAAAATAACCTTCCCAATGGGTTCCTGCTTTTTCAACTCTGCAAGTTGCTCACGCAGTGATAGAACCTCAGTAGCAAGACTCTTTGCGTAATCTTGCCAGTTTGATAAGAATTCGATATCACAGCATGATGCACATATCTTCTTCCCACTATCACTGTGTGCAATAGTCCATCCAGAATGACTACAAAAATCGCATTCAGCTATTACTACTGAATCCCAATCGCGACGAATTCGTACCGGCTCTTTACTTAGCAT